GACCTGTGCTCGAGTTAGTACGGACAAGTGGGTTGAAATCTACGCAAAAGAAGTAGGTAAAACTTATTCAGAAGTGTTTACAGATTTCATGCCCACTGCTGTAGAACTTATGGCTAAGGAAGTTGTTGCGGCTCGCGACGCAGGTCGTGATATTATCTGGGATCAGACTAGTACCACTGTGAAAAGTCGTGCTCGTAAGTTTAACATGTTACCAGACTATTACCATATTGCTGTAGTGTTTAAGACTCCCGAGCATACAGAACTTATGCGTCGATTGATGAGCCGGCCTGGCAAAGAGATTCCAGATCATGTCATTGCCAGTATGATTGCCAGTTGGGACGAACCAACTGAAGATGAAGGATTTAAGGAAATTTGGTATGTTAGTTGACTAATGCAAGTCACTGGCTGTATAATAAGGATTAATATGAAAACATGGATAACCAGTGACTTACATTTTGGTCACAAGAACATAATGAAGTTCTGTCCACAAACACGAGCACGGTTTAATGACGACGTCTCCTACATGAACAATGCTATGGTGGAAGAATGGAATGCCCGAGTAGATCCAACAGACTTAGTCTATATTCTGGGCGATGTAGCGTTTATGAGTGGCAGTGATGCTGGGCGTATGATTAATCGATTGTACGGCACAAAGATTTTAGTCGAAGGCAATCACGACCGTAAGACATTAATGGACGCAACATTCCGTGGTGCTTTTGCAGAAGTACACAAGTATCTGGACATTACTTATGACGGACATAAGTGTGTGATGTTTCACTATCCTATCTTTGAATGGGATCAAATGCATCGCGGAGCACTGCACTTCCATGGTCACTTGCACGGCGGCACTACAGGTATGGAAAAATATCGTTGCATGGATGTGGGCATGGACTCAACTGGAGAAATTGTAATCTCCATGGATCGAGCAGTTCGTATGATTAAAGATAATGAAATTAAAGGACATCATGTTTAATACACTTTTAAAACGCGGCGTCGAAGCACTTCGTCAGCCAGATCGTAATCCTAGGTGCTACGAACTAACTGACGAAGAACGATTAAATAAAATTCGAGAATGGAACAATCGTAATGTGTGGAACGACCCCACACTGACTTACGAAGATCAATTGGCTCAATCAAAGCCTAATAACAGATACTACGGAGCATAATGTTAGACACGCGAATTAAAGAAGCCTTACTTAAAGAAGGCATTAGACAACAAACGACTATTGAACTGATTGCAAGTGAGAACTATACTAGTCAAGAAGTAATGGATCTATGTGGGAGCATCTTAACTAACAAATATGCCGAAGGATTACCGGGCAAGCGATATTATAATGGTTGTGCTAATGTAGACGAAATTGAAAACATTGCTATCGAGTATGCTACCAAGTTGTTTGGTTGTGCATTTGCCAACGTGCAACCACACTCAGGTGCTAACGCCAATCTAGCGGTGTTCAAAGCATTTCTAAATCCTACAGACACAGTGGTCAGTATGGACCTAGCATCAGGCGGACATTTAAGTCACGGGGCTAAAGTTAATGTCAGTGGAAGTTGGTTTATCTCACATAACTACGGAGTCGACGAACAAGGCTTAATCGACTACGATGCTGTGTCACAGTTAGTGTGGGATACTAGACCTAAACTGGTTATTGCTGGCGCCAGTGCTTATAGTCAAGTCATTAACTGGGGCAAGTTTCGCGAGATTGCTGACTCAGTAGGTGCGTTGCTATTGGCAGATGTTGCACACTATTCGGGATTAATTGTAGGTGGCGAATATCCAAGTCCTTTTCCTTATGCTGATATTGTGACTACTACAACACATAAAGGCCTGCGTGGACCTAGAGGTGGATTGATCTTATGGAATGATGTTGAACATAGCAAACGTATCAACAGTGCAGTGTTTCCAGGCACACAAGGTGGACCACTCATGCACATTATTGCAGGCAAGGCACAGTGTTTCTACGAAGCACTACAGCCAGAGTTCAAGCAGTATGCTCGGCAGATTAGAGTAAATGCTGATGCTATGGCAGATGTTTTTGTGCAAGCCGGTGTTAATATTGTGAGTGGCGGAACTAAATGCCATATGTTTACCATTGATCTAACTGATGAGAAAATTAGTGGACGCGAATATGCTGACAGGTTAGAGAAACGTGGCATTACTGTAAATAAGAATGGGGTCCCAGGAGAGACTCGTAGTTTTGCTGAAACATCAGGTGTACGTATTGGAGTAGCCGCCGAAACTACTCGCGGCCATGATGAGTCTTGGTTCCGAGCACTTGCTCTACGTATGGTTGATATCTTAAGGGCAGAATAATGTTAGAAACAATTTGTGAAGTTTTAGAAGACGCTTATAAACGTAATTGGATTACAAGTCGTGATGGTAATGTTAGCATTCGTCACCACGACCGCGATCACTTCTACATTACACCTTCGGGTGTGCGTAAGCAAACTCTACAGCCTGATCAGTTTAAGAAGATTAGAATTGTCAGCGGCCTAATGTGGGCCGAAGAATTCTACACTGATATTAGCGCAAATCTAAAGCCCAGCGGTGAGATCCCCCTTCACTTTGGTTTGCAAAAGAACATGGGGCAACATTCGGGCGACGTTCGAGTAGTAGTTCATGTTCATCCCACTTACTGCATTGCAGCCATGCATGCCGGTATTGATTTGAGCACCATCAGTGATGCGTTTCCAGAACTCAATCGTTATACTAAGGTTGCACCTAATGTAGGAGATGTTGCTCCTATCAGTCAAGAACTTGCGGATCGCTGTCACGAGAACCTGCAATTAGATCATTATGGCAATATTGCCTATGACATTGTAGGAATCAAAGGTCACGGTGTAGTAGCTATTGATACGAGCCCATGGCGTGCTTACGAGCATATTGAACGGTTAGAACATATTTGTAAGATTGTGCTGGCCTCGGGCAAGTACTAATTTTATAAATATTTGTATGCTCAACAAACTTGTCAAAATGTTCAAAGAGCCCGAACAGGGCACAGTCAAGCTCAGCTTTATAGCGTTAAACGAAAACGACGAGCCCTATGAAGATGTTGCCACTGTGCCTTATCATGACGAGTTTATCCAAAAAGATGTAGAAGCCAAATTCAGAAAATTCATGCTACTGCGTAAGCATTTAGTAGTAGAAATTACCATACTGGAAGTAGTGAAAACTTCCGGTTGACAGCATGGTAAATCCATGCTATAATATACACTTATTAACAAGGAGAGTAGCATGGAAGATTTCACAATGGACCAAAGTGGTATGGATATTGTGCGTAAGGCACAAGTCTATGCCATGGCTGCTCATGCCGCAGTTGGACAAAGACGTAAGTACACCAACGAGCCCTACATCGTTCATCCTGCCGAAGTTGCCAAGATTGTAGCCGGTGTTCCGGGTAGTACTCCTGACATGGTTGCGGCTGCTTGGTTGCACGATGTTGTGGAAGACACTGGTTGTACCTTCACTGACATCCATATGGCTTTTGGTATCGACATCGCTACCTTGGTTGGCTGGTTGACTGACGTTTCAAAGCCCGAAGATGGCAATCGTGCTCATCGCAAGGCCATGGACCGTGCTCACACTGCTGAAGCACCTGCCGAAGCACAGACCATCAAGTTGGCTGATTTGATCAGCAACAGTCGTAGCATCATGGAACATGACCCTGCTTTCGCCAAGACTTACTTGGAAGAAAAGCGTTTGTTGTTGGCTGTGATGACTCGAGGTGATGCAGGTTTGCACGCCATGGCCGCAAGCTACGTAGGTACAGACTCTTGATTATTAACTACGATATAGAGAGCCTGTATCCTATGAGTACCTTTGGATGGATGAGCGGAAAACGCAAGCCTCGAACTCTAGAGTTAAAAGTCAAGCAAGAACTAGTTCCCTGGAAATACACTGTCTATTATTCGGGCGGCGATTGGTGGGAAGACAAGGATGCTATGACAGAATGGTGCTCAAAACAATTCGGACACAGAAATAAAGGTTATAATAACCCTCGCTGGAGTCAAGGGTCATTTGAGTTTCGTTTTAAAAATCAAAAGGACGCCGTGTTCTTTATGTTAAAGTGGGGATGATATGAAATTTTTTTGGGGCGATGCAAAAGGGCTCAAGGCAGATGTCGAACGTCATCGTGCCCACGAAGCCGAACTGGATGCTAAAATAGCAGAGTTAGAAGGCAAGGAAGATCCTATGAGTATCGCTTCACTGCGAGTATATCGTAGATTCCGTGCCCAACTGCTACAGAGCAAGGCTGATGTTGTTAATCAAATTGGGAAGAAAAAATGAACATCCAAACCGTAGCAGAAAATTTGCGTAACACAATCAAGGGCAAGGAAGCATTGTTGGCTGAATATGAATCTAAAAACATTTTACTTGCAGGTATGCTAAGAGTCAACATCGACGAACTCAAGCGTATCCTGCAGGATGTGGAACAGTGCATTGAAAAGGAAAAAACATGACAGACTTAGAAAAACTTGAAGCACGAATTGAAGCAGTCGATACAGCCATTGCCAGTGTTAAGATGGCTCTAGGTGTGGATCGTAAATTAGGACATGATAAACATCCTAACGGCCATTACACTAAAGCGTTGGCAGAACTTATGACTATCCAGTCAGGTTTGAACGCATTGCGAATTCGAATGAAGGCAGTAGGTAGATAAAATGTTTAAAGATGAATTGAAAGAGTATGTAGCCTCCTCTGGTCTGGTCAATATGAAAGAGGCTGGTGAAGGTATCTATGTACTCAAGTACAAGAAGAAGGTATTTTACGATAACCTGTGGAACGAATACATCGCTGAATGTCGTGGAAGTATTGTGGACAAGGATTTCAACCTAGTGTCGTATCCATTCACAAAGATCTACAACTATGGTATCGAAAAGGAAGCACCAGTGCTAGCCAACGATGCTTCAGTTACAGCATTCCGTAAGGTCAACGGCTTTATGGTTGCTTGTACTTGGTACAAAGACGATGTTCTAGTTTCTACTACTGGTAGCACAGATTCAGACTATGTGCGTATGGCAAAAGAAATGATGCTAACTCATATGTCGTGGGAAGACTGGCAACTTGGGTTTACTAAGACAGACATGGACGGCATGACTGTGATGTTTGAGTGCGTTCATCCAAATGATCCACACATCATTCCAGAAGTTCCAGGTATGTATGTTTTAGGCTATCGTGAAAACACTTGGGGTAGCAAGGTTGGACACGACAAGGATACACTATGGCTCTTGGGCAAGGTGTTTAACTGTCATGTTCCAGAAGTCATAGAAACTACTGTAGGCAACTTAGTTGAACAAACTAAGAATGTACGACACGAAGGTTATGTATTCTATACGGAAGATGGTGTGAGTGCCAAGATTAAGAGTCCTTACTACTTGACTTCGAAGTGGGTTGCTCGCAATCCGCGCACAGACAAGTTGGTAGATTTGAACAAGGACATCAAGCACAATCTAGACGAAGAATATTATCCGCTGGTTGACGCCATTCGTGCTAATATAGTAGAATATACTGCAATGGACGAGCAATCTCGATTATCGTGGGTACGCAACTACATGGAGGCTGTCTAAAGACATGCTGGACCATGTGGGCGTTGTCTATAGGAAGGTTATTCCACTTCCTTGGGAGAAATGGTTCGCATGGCGTCCTGTGAAAATTCACGGGCGCCGTGTATGGCTTAGAACTGTTTATCGTCGTACAGTCATCTGTTATGTTGATGCGGACAAGTGGAACCGTGTTGAGTATGCTACATTGTTTGATATTATTAAAGGTGAAGACTAATGTATATCACAAATAAGTTTAATTCAATCCGACTGCCCAATGAACCGGGCATGTTGGAATGGTTACAAGAACGATATCCTAATTCTGAATATAGGGTAGTAGAATGAGTATTAGGATAATTCCACGGTATGTTGATCATCTATGGTATCCAATACTCGTAAAGTTTGCTGGGTATCACCACATCATAGAAATGCAGGGCAAAGAAGTTAATGAATGGAATGACATGGTAAGAGAACAGTGGAGTCGAGATACAAAGGATTATCCGAGAGGTTGGAGAATATGAATTGTAATCATCAAAGAGAAACCAGTCGTTGGGTAGAAGACGATGATTGGTACGAAAATTGTACTGCTACTGGGCATTGGGAATACAACTCAGTATCCACTACTGTAGACATCGACCTGCATCGTTACAAGTGTACACAATGCGGCGAGATTATGTACTACTCAGGTCGTGCTCGTGACTACTATGAAAAAGGTATCAAGAGCGAATGGATCACAGGATTAGATAAATGAAAATAGGCATTACTGGAACTCGTGAAGGCATGACCGAGCATCAGTTTGAAATGGTCAAGAAATATCTCGCTGGTCGCTACTGTGAAGGTGCTGAGTTCCATCACGGTGATTGTGTAGGTGTCGATGCCGAAGCCGCCCTGCTGGCTAAAGAGATTGGCTATAAGATTGTAGGCCATCCCGGACCAGATCGAGACGGACTGCGAGCATTTGTTGAGTGTGATGAGAGTCGAGAACCTGCAAGTCACTTCAAACGCAACCGCACTATCGTAGATGCCTGTGACTACCTGCTGGTTGTTCCCTTACAGATGGAGCGGCAAGATCGTGGCGGTACCTGGTACACCTACGACTATGCTGTAAAGACAAACAAACCATTTATAGTGATATATCCAAAATGAAAGACGAAAGCCATTTACCCGTAAGCGAACAGAGTCTTGTGTTTCGCCTACGCAAGCGAGCAGAGATTCGCAGGCAGATCAAAGACCGTAAATCAGTTCAGGAAGGCACTCCGGACCGTATTGCGGATCTGTTAGAAGAAGCCGCTAACGAAATTGATCGATTAAATAATACACAATGAACGATATCGATAAACTTATTTTACTTAAAGAAGAAGAACTTCAAAAGTATAGACTTGCATCAAAAGACTTTCCTATGGAACTAAGGAGAAGATTTTCTGTACATTATATTAATATGTTAGAAAGTCAACTCAAAGAATTACAGCTACAAAAATCAAAAGAATCTAAGTAAACAATTTGCTAGTGTTTATTCAAATAATTAGTCTGTGTAATTCAATTCTAATAGGATTGACTACTATTGTAGTATAATTAATAGCATGCCTACCTTACATATTTTAAGTAACCCAACTGGACCAGTACACATCAATAACAGAATTGATCCCTTTTCTATCGCAGTAATTAAGTTTATTAAGAACATGACTCTGCTAGGATGGAATTGTGTTCACTACGGTATTGTTGGCTGCGAAGTCGACTGCGAGTCAGTCATTTGTCTTGACGAAATATCGCCGGATAGAAGTGTTTGTACTGCCAAATACAATAAACAAGCGGCTGTAGAGATTGCTAAAAGAAAAAAAGCCGGTGATCTGATAATGTGCTTTCATGGCTGGGAAAACAAAGGTGCCGCCGAAGCCAATAACGATCTTCCTATAGTAGAGCCTAGTATTGGATATGATACCAAGGCAGTATTTGCACCGTATCGTGTATTTGTCAGTTATGCACAGATGCACATGTTCTACGGCGAGCGTGGAATGTTAATGACCCCTAGCTGGTATGATGCAGTTATACCAAATGCATTTACTCCGTCTGAGTTTGAATTTAACGAGCACAAAAAAGATTACATTTTATATTTTGGTCGTGTAATAGAAAACAAAGGACTTCACATTGCAATACAAGCAACTGAAAAAACTGGTCATGATTTAATTGTCGCAGGTCCCGGAAATCTATCAGATATAGGATATAGGGAAATTCCCAGTCATGTAACCTGTGTCGGATTGTGTAATGCAGAACAACGTAAAATTTTAATGCGCGATGCTAAAGCAATTATTGGACCAACTTACTATGTTGAACCTTTCGGTAACATGGTAGCTGAGGGATACTTTAGCGGAACACCGGCTATTACTACAGATTGGGGCGGCTTTACAGAAACTGTACAGCAAGGTGTAACAGGATTTCGATGCAGAGAAATGAGAGATTTTATTAATGCATTAGAAAATATAGATACAATTAGCCCACACGATTGTAGAGAGTGGGCTGAATACAATTACGACGAAGTCGTCGTACATAAAAAGTTTGATGATTATTTCAAAAAAATACTAGCTGGAACATTTTACAGAACATGAAAAAAGCAATATTGATTACTAGTGTGATCGAAATCGATAACAGTTATCCACTTACATATAGCAAAGTTAGATCTCTTTTTGACACAGAAGAACGACTTCGGCACACTGTTTTTACAATAGCATCCTTAGATCATATTGCAGACGAAGATACTACTATTTTTTTAGTCGATGCATCTGCATCAAGGAATTATGCTGATCTTTTTGGATATCAAAAAAATTTAGTCTACATCGATGCATCAAAAGAATTCCCTGAAGTAGTAAACTTAATCCGAACTCATCCTCATAAGAGTCATTGTGAAACATTATTACAACTGAGTTTCTTTAATAAGTATCGAGAACAGTTAAGTGAGTTTGATTTTTTCTTTAAAATTAGTGGGAGATATTTCTTAGACAGTAGTTTTAATCTTTCATTATGTGTAGAAGAAAATAAAGACAAGTTCT